TGTATGAGGAGATTGGATATAACTTAAAACCAATTGAGTTACAGGGTGCAATGGGTCTTGAGCAGTTAAAAAAGTTAGATAAGATACATGAACTCAGAAGAAAAAACTTTACATTGCTTTATAACATATATGAAAAGTATGAAGAATTCTTTCACCTACCAAAAGCTACAGAAAAGTCTAATCCAAGTTGGTTTGCTTTTCCATTAACAATTAAGAAAGGTGCTCCATTTAAGAGAGATAATATAGTTGATTACTTAGAAGAATCTAAAATACAAACAAGAACATACTTTGGTGGTAATATTATGTTACAGCCTGGATATGATCATATAATGCCATCACATATGGCAAAGAGTGATTATCCAGTTGCAACACATGTAATGTTGAATACTTACTTCCATGGAACAAGCCCAGTTATAACAGAAGAGCAAATGAAGTATATTGGTAATCAAGTTGATGGATTTATGAGTTTATTTAATTAAGGAATATTATGAATACAATTGAATATCAAATGTTAGATATTTTGAAAAAAGGCAAAGATGAATTTGGTTATGTTGGTGTTAAAGCTGAATTTGAAGCTGAAGGTACAAGAATAGATGAATTATTAAGATTAATTGATATAGCCAGAAAAGCGGATTTAAAAATAGCTTTGAAGATTGGTGGTTGTGAAGCCATGAAAGATTTGATGGAAGTTAAACAAATTGGTGTTGATTATGTTATTGCACCAATGGTTGAGTCCAGTTACGCAATGTCTAAATTTATAGAGGCTAAGAATAAAATATATAACGAGCAAGAACAAAAAAATGTACAGTTTCTAACTAACATGGAAACAATTAATACATGGAATGATATTAACGGTATTATTAAAAATGCTAAAGGTAATATTGATGGGTTAGTTTTTGGTAGAGTAGATTTTACAATGAGTCTTGGAATGAATGGTAGAGAAGACATTAACAAAGACGTTATAACTCAATATGTAAAATTAGTTTCTGAACAATGTAGAGATAATAATTTAGAATTTGTATTAGGTGGTGGTATATCCATAGATGCTATTCCAGTTGTAAAATATATTAATAATACACATTTATCAAGATATGAAACAAGAAAGATTTTATTTAATGCACCAAGTGCAGACAATCTAAACGCAGCTGATGCACTACTTTCTGCAGTGGAGTTTGAATTACTTTGGTTAAAAAACAAAAGAGAATACTATGGTAGTATATTTAAAGAAGATAACAATAGAATAGATATGCTAGAAAAAAGATGGAAGAATATGAATGACTAGTAGAACAGTATTAGTTACTGGAGCTACTGGAGGTATAGGACAATCAATTTGCAAATATTTTTATCAAAGAAGATGGAATGTAATTGGAGTAGGTAAGAGTGTTAATCCAGATATGCCATTTTGCACAGAATATTATTCAATAGATTTTTCTAAAAGTTTTGACGTTAATATCTTGCCTAAAAAAATAGATAGCATAGTTAATAACGCTGGTATTAATATTTTATCAGATATACAAAATGTTGAATATCAAAATACAATGAAAATTAATCTTGAAGCACCTTTGAGGATTATTCAACATTGCATACCAAATATGATAGAGAATAAGTTTGGTAGGATAGTTAATGTTTGTTCTATATGGAGTAAACAAAGTAAACCCAATAGAACAAGTTACACTATGTCAAAATTTGGTTTGGACGGATTAACATGTTCACTCATTGATTATTCAAAGGATAATGTTTTAGTTAATAGTGTATCGCCAGGTTTTGTTGATACAGAATTAACAAGAAACAATCTTGGTAAAGATATAGAAAAAATTAAAGAAACTATACCTATTAAAAGATTAGCGCTGCCAGATGAAATTTCTAAAATTATATATTGGTTATGTAATGATAATAGTTATATAGCAGGTCAAAATATTTCAATTGATGGAGGATATGGACGTGGAAGATAATATTACTATTCAGTCACATAAGGGACCTTACAGCGTTGAATTTAATAATACTAAAAAAACTGATTATGTTGGTTTTGGGTCACATTATATTGTTGACAAAAATGTAGCTAATTTGTATGATCTTCAATTACAAACGACAAATGTAATGTATATTGATGCTAATGAAGAATCTAAAAACTTTGATTCAATAGGTAAAATAATATCAGAGTTAGTTAAAATGAAAATGAATAAGTCAAGTGTTTTAATAGCAATTGGAGGAGGTATAACACAGGATATAACGGCGTTTATAGCTTCAGTATATATGAGAGGCATCCAATGGAAATTCATCCCTACAACGCTCTTAGCGCAGGCAGATAGCTGTATAGGTTCAAAGAGCAGTGTTAATCTCGGTGATAGAAAAAATCTATTGGGCACATTTAATCCACCTAAACAAATCTTACTTAATACACATTATTTATCGACACTTTCTAATCAAGATATTATGTCAGGTATCTCAGAGATACTTAAATTATATATTATAAATCTTGATATTAAATCTATATCAGAAATTCAAAAAAATTATAAAGCAGCATTAATAAAAGCTCTTAGTATTAAAAAAGAATATATCGAAGAAGATGAATTTGATAAAAAAAGTAGAAAACTTTTAAACTATGGTCACTGTATTGGACATGCCATTGAATCAGCTTCACATTATTTAATACCTCACGGTATAGCTGTTGCCATGGGAATGATTGTAGTAAATAATTTTTCTGTTAGTATGGGTAACTTATCTTTGCAATTTTGTAATAAAATAAATGATAATTTAAGACCATTAATTGAAGGTTATAAATTTCCGAGAAAATTTGAAGAAGTAAAAAAATTTATGCAATCAGATAAAAAAAATACATCAGAAACTATTACATTAATTGAATTAGATAGTGTTGATTCATATACACCATACACTATGAATATTAAATTTTATCCTAATGAACAAGGTGTGTGGAATAGTATTGAGCAGGTTTATTATGAGAGTATGTGACTACTTAGCAAATAAACTTTATGAAACTGGTGTAGAATATGTTTATGGACTAGTTGGTGGTGGTACAGCTGGACTAAATGATGGATTCTTTTCTCACCCTAAAATAAAATTCATACCTTTTCATCATGAACAGGGTGCAGGGCATGCTGCTGTTGGATCTGCTAGAACTAATAATAAATTATCTGTGGTAAATGTCACAACTGGTTGTGGTGGCACTAATGTCATAACAAGTCTGTTAAATGCTTGGCAAGAAAGTATGCCAGTTTTATTTTTAAGTGGTAACACTAAGTTTGAAAATATGGCAACATATATTAATAAAGAAAAAAATATTAGTTTGAGAAGATATGGTGTCCAAGAACATGATATAGTTACTACAGTAAAAAATTTAACTAAAAAAGCTGTTATATGCAATGATCTAAAAGATGTTCCTTTTTTAATTGATCAAGCAATTGACATATGTACATCAGGACGTCCAGGACCTGTTTGGTTAGATTTTCCTTCAAATATTCAGTCAGCCGAAATACCTAAATTGTATTCTATATACAAAAAACCATTGCCATACATACATGAACTAATTGTTGAGGAAAAATATTTTTCTAAACTTAATATATTATTAAAGTCTTCCAAAAGGCCTTTAGTTGTAGCAGGAGGTGGAATAAGGATGAGTGGATGTGTATCAAACTTTAATTCATTTATAAAAAAATATAAGTTACCATTTGTAACAACATTTTTATCTCGGGACGTATCAAACTCCGATAACAATTATAATATAGGTATGTTAGGTATTAAAGGTAATAGAGCTGCAAATTTTGCTATGCAGAATGCAGACCTTTTGCTTATACTTGGAAGTTCAATGAATGTGACTCATATTGGGTATGATGCCAAAACATTCAGTCCTCATAGTAAAAAAGTAATGGTAGACATAGATAAAAGTGAATTAAAAAAAGATAATTTTAAAATAGATTTATCTATTAATATGAACTTACAATATTTTTTTGAATATGAAATGGTTTCATTAAAATACACAGATTGGTTAAGTAAAGTAAATCATTGGAAACAGCTTTGGCCAACATACATTGAAGAGTCACATAGGTCAGATAAAGGTGGATTAAATTTATATGAAATAGTAGAAGGTATTAACAGGCATTCAACAGACAATGATGCAGTTATAGTAGATGCTGGACAACCATGTTATATTTGTTCTAGCAATTTAAAGATTAAAAATAAACAAAGGTATATGGCTCAATCAGCACAAGGAGACATGGGGTATGCAATACCTGCAAGTGTTGGTATACATTACGCCAACCCTAGCCTCAATATTATATTAGTAATAGGTGAGGGAAGTTTTTTTACAAATGTTCAAGAACTAGCGGTGATAAGAAAATTAAATATACCTGTAAAAATATTTGTAATTAATAATGATGGTTACATGAGTATAAAACAAACACAAGATAAATTTTTTAATGGCAGAAGAAATGCTGTTTCTGAAAGCACTGGTGTGCATTTTCCAGATATAGAAAAAATAGCTCAAGCATTTGAAATACCTTATTCTAAAATTAGTGATAATGTTCAATTAGATGAAAATATGGAAGAAATAATGCAGTTGTATTCTACACCTCACATAATAGAATTTATCAGTCAAAATACTTTAGATGTATTTCCCGCACAAGCATTTAAACCAAATGGTAAACAAGGTGGTCTTCATGAAATGGCACCATTTTTATCACAAGACATTATTAATAAAGAAATGGTAGTAAAAATATGATAGCTGTGTTTGGTTCAAATGGGTTTGTTGGTTCTTCAATACTCAAATATTTAATTGAACACAATTATAATGCTTTTGGTGTAACTAGAGAGACTATCGATCTTACAAGTTATATTGAAGTAAAAAAATTCTTAATGAATAATAATATTGATACAATAATTAATGCTGCAGCTATAATGAACAATGACTTCAATGATGTGAGAAATAACTTAGATATTTTTTTAAATCTTCATAATAATTCAAATTTGTTTAGTAGAGTAATCAATCTTAGCTCAGCGGCTGCTTATGATAGATCAAAACCTATCAATAATGCTAGTGAAGACAATATTCAAAATTGCTCACCTAAAGATTATTATGGTTATGCAGAAAATGTAAAATGTAGATTATCATTCAATCATGAAAAATTTTCTAACATAATAATTTTTAATTGTTTTGGTAAAGGGGAATATGTTTCGAGGTTGTTTCATAAGTATTTGATTGATAAGAATATGGTAATAAACAATAACAGATATTTTGATTATTTTAGTATACAAGATTTATGTGTAGTAGTTAATAAATTAATATGGGAAAAAGATACTAAATTTGTTAATGCAGTTTACAACATTCCAAAATTAAAAATTAATGAAGCATTAGAGTTATTTTGTAAAATTAAAAAAATACCTTGTAATTATACAATAGCATCAGAAAGTGAATTAAGTTATACTGGCTGTGGAGAAAAACTTAAAAAAATTATATCAAGTGAATTGAATGGATTAAAATATGGATTTGAAAACTATTAAATATGTTTATGTGACAGGTTGTCTTGGATTTATTGGATATTGGGTTACTAGACAATGTTTAGATAATGGCTGGTATGTGTACGGAGTTGATAATGAAACATATGCATCTAATACACAACTACTTGATGAACTTTTAAAATATCCAAAATTTAAATATTTAAAATCTGATATCAATGATCTTTCGAGAATATCAGATTGTGATTACATAATTAACACAGCAGCTGAAACACACGTTGACAATAGTATAATTAGCAGTAATATATTTTTGAAAAGTAATGTTAATGGTGTGCATAATATATTAAAGTTAATACAACAAAAGAAACGTAGACCTGTATTTTTACACTTCAGTACAGATGAAGTTTATGGTGATATAGATATTGGTTCTTTTTCAGAAAAACAATTACTAAAACCAAGCAATCCTTATTCAGCTACAAAAGCAGCAGCTGATATGTTGATATTAGCTTGGACAAGAACATTTAACATACCGTATGTAATAATAAGACCAACAAATAATTATGGTGTTGGTCAGTATGTAGAAAAGTTAATTCCCAAAGCTGTTAAATATTTAAAACTAGGCAGAAAAATATCATTGCACGATAAAGGAATACCAAAAAGAACATGGTTACACGTGAGTGACACAGTCAGTGCTGTAATGAAAATCATTGAATCCAAAAAAATAAATGAAATATATAATATATCGGGTAATTATGAAGCCATGAACATTGAAGTTGCCTCAAAAATATTGTATAATTATGGTATATACAATAATGAAAAAGAATACATTGATGGCAACGAAAAAAGACTTGGTCAAGATGTTAGGTATTCAGTAGATGATTCAAAACTTAAGGAACTTGGGTGGCAGCCTAAAGCAAATTTTGATTCTGAATTGAAAATAATAGTAGATTATTATAAGAAGAATTTTATATGGTAAGAAGAATTATATCTTTTAGTTTGTGGGGAGATGATCCAAAATATTGCAATGGTATTGTAAAAAACTGTATGTTAGCATTTAAGTTTTTTCCTCAATGGAGTGTGTTTGTTTATTTTGATAACACAGTCCCAAATGAATGTTTAGAAGAATTAGAATGGTATTCAAATGTTTCATTATATGAGAAAGAAAAAGGTTTTGGAGCTTTCTGGAGATTTGAAGCCATGACACCTGGCACTATAGTTTTATCAAGAGATGCTGACTCTAGATTATCATTGCGTGAAAAAAAGATTGTAGATGATTGGATTAAGACAGACAAAAAAATGTGTTGTATTAGGGACCATGCTAATCATTATGAGTTTCCAATAATGGCAGGAATGTTTGGTATCCAAGATGGTTTATCAAAAGAAATATTTCAATCAATGGAAAGTTATACTTCAAATCATAGTTATCTTGTAGATCAAATTTTTCTAAGAGATCATGTTTGGCCGGCTTATCAAAATGATTGTATAATTTCTGGTATAAAAGAAACTCAATGGATGAAAGATTCTTACGAAAGTATTGGTAGAGATTTTATAGGACAGGTTTACACAGAAAAGGACGATACAGTTTATGACCCAAAAATTTAATCCAAGAGTTGCTGTTATAACTCCCACAATAGGAACAAACTTTTTAAAAACTAATATCGAATCGATTGAAAAACAATCTTATAACAATATTATTCATTATGTTGTAGCAGATGGTCCACTATATCACGAAAAAGTAAAAAGTATAGCGAGTAAACAAGACAGAAGAGAAATTATTTTATTGCCTGAAAATACTGGTCACAGTCAATACAATGGTCATAGAATTTATGGAGCTTTACCTTATTTGACAGATTCAGATTACATAATATATCTTGATGAAGATAATTGGGTTGATGAAGAACATATAGAAAATTTAGTAAATGTTGCTGAAAAAAATGATTGGGCATTCTCCTTCAGAAAAATAGTTGATCATAATAATAAATTTATATGTAATGATGATTGTGAAAGTTTAGGTAAATGGCATACTTGTTTAAGTGAAAAAGAATTTTTCTTAGATGTTGGTTGTTATTTTCTACCAAAAGCAATGGCTGTTCAAATATCACCAGCTTGGTTTAGAAGAGCAAGACATCCACAAGAACAACCTGAAGTAGATAGATTGATTATGCATATATTGAAGAATAATAACTATACATATGATTCAACATATGAATATAGCTTAAACTATAGAGTGGGTAACAGAGATGATTCAGTAAAAGGCGAATTCTTTTTAAATGGTAATGATATGATGTTAAAAAAATATAACAATAAGTTACCTTGGAAAAAACCTTAGAATAATATATAATTAAATTTTATTATGGAGTAGTATATGAAAGTCAGTAACGACACGTTACAGGTATTAAAGAACTTTGCTTCTATTAATACTAATATTGTATTCAAGCCAGGTGATATTATATCAACAATATCAAGCGCAAAGAATATATTCGCAAGAGCACAAATTAAAGAACAAATACCTAATCAGTTTGCTGTGTATGATTTGAATTCATTGCTTGCTATGATATCTCTTGTGAATGATCAAGATATAAAATTTGGTGATAAAAGTTTAGAAATATCAAGTTCATCTGGTTTGTTTGAATATTTTTATTCTAATCCAGAAGTAGTTACTGCAGCACCACAAGTCGAAATACAACACACAGAAGTTTATAAATTTAAAATGTCTGCAGAAGATGTTCAAATGATAATGAAAGCAGCTGCAATAACAGGTGCTCCAACAATATCTATAAAATGTCACAATCAAAGTGTATCATTATCTGTTAGTGATAGAAAAAATAAATCATCAAGTAATTTTACGAAGGATCTTGGGTCAGCATTTGATGAGTTTGATATATTCATTGCTGTAGAGAACTTGAAAGTTATTCCTGATGCTTATGATGTCTCAGTAGCAAAGACGCAGAAAGCAAAGTTCTTACATTTCAGACACGAATCCAAGGACTTACAATATTGGATTGCTGCTGAGCCAGGATCAAATGTATAGGAGATATAATGTTTAAACAATACGCTAATAATGTATATTCACAGCAAGGCGAAGACGGAATATTAAAAGTAATATTTGAAAAATTAAATATAAAAAATAATAATGAATCGTGGGCTGTGGAGTTTGGAGCTTGGGATGGTAAATATTTTAACAATGCCTTTTGTCTTGTTGAGAAAGGTTGGTCTTGTGTAATGATAGAAGGCGACGAAGAAAAATATAAAGATTTGTTAAAAACATGCGAAGATCATAAATCGATTGTACCAATTAATAAGTACGTATCACAATTTGATTATCAAGAAAATTCTCTTAGTAAAATACTAAAAGAAACAAGTCTACCTAAAGAATTTGAATTGCTATCTATAGATGTGGATACATATGATTCAGATATATGGGAAACATTTACAGATTATAATCCTAAAGTTGTTGTTATAGAAATAAACAGCACACCTCGACCTGGTATAAGGTGGAGACATAAATTGTTTGACGAAGATGGTAATGCCGTTGTCGATCAACATGCAGATAATCAAGGAACAACTTTTTCAGAGACATTAGACATTGGTCATAATAAAGGATATACCATGGTATGTCACACAGGCAATGGTATTTTTGTTAGAGATGATTTGTTAATTAAACTTGAAATGCCACAAAATTTAATTGAAGATCAAGATTTATTATATTGGGGACCTTAATGGAAGAATATTTGTGGGTTGAGAAATATAGGCCTCGGAAAATTGATAGTTGTATCCTATCGAAAGAGTTAAAATCATTCTTTAAAACTATCATAAAAAAAGGTGATATACAGAATATGCTTTTGTCAGGATTGGCTGGTACTGGTAAGACAACAGTGGCAAAAGCATTATGTGAAGAATTAAACACTGACTACATTATTGTAAATGGATCTGAAGAATCAGGTATTGATGTATTAAGAACAAAGATTAAACAGTTTGCATCAACTGTATCATTTACCGGTAATACAAAAGTTGTTATATTAGATGAAGCTGATTATCTTAATCCAAATTCTACACAGCCTGCCCTGCGTGGGTTTATAGAGGAGTTTTCAAATAATTGTAGATTCATATTTACATGCAATTTTAAAAATAGAATCATTCAACCATTACACAGTAGATGCACTTCTGTAGACTTTAAAATACCAAAAGATGAAAAACCAAAAATAGCAGCAAGTTTTTTTAAAAGAGTATTGGATATTCTTGCTGAAGAAAATATACCTTTTAATGAAAAAGTTGTAGCAAAAGTTGTAGAAAAACATTTTCCCGATTATAGAAGAACATTGAATGAACTTCAGAGATATTCACATTCTGGTAATATTGACGAAGGTATATTAACAAATTTAGTTGAAGTAAACACAAACGAATTAGTTCAATCACTCAAAGAAAAAGATTGGAAAAGAATGAGAATGTGGGTTGTTAATAATTTAGACAATGATTCACAGACATTGTTTAGAATGATATTTGACACACTTATGCCTCTTACAAATCAAGTGCCACAGCTTGTCCTTACTATTGCTGACTATCAATATAAAGCAGCATTTGTTAGTGATCAAGAGATTAATCTTGTTGCTTGTTTAACTGAATTAATGGCTGGTGTTTCACTCAATGAAAAATAATTCTATATCTCCTTTTGAGTATGTAAAATCTATAAATGATACAAAAGTAAACATTATCACAGATAAATGGTCAGAAGATCAATATAGTCCATTTATTGTAAATAAGGCTTTGTCGTTTACACCAGACACTATAATATATGCAAATGAAATGAATTCGAGACCACATTTGGAAAAGATACTACAGTATAATTTTCTTATAAATATCGTCAGAAAGAAGAAAAGATTTAGTAAATGGATAAAGAAAGAAAAGATTGAAATGATTGATATAATTAAAGAATATTATGGTTATAATACTGAGAAAGCTAAACAAGCTGCTTCTATTCTAACCAAGGATCAAGTAGATGATTTAAAATTAAAACTATACAAAGGCGGTAAATGAAACATGAGTTTTTTAATATTGATGTAGATGGTTACAATCCTTTAGAAATCACACTTTCGAAATCAGATGACTTTTTAAAGATACGTGAAACATTATCACGTATAGGTGTTGCTTCGAGTAAGGATAAGGTATTATATCAAAGCTGTCATATCTTACATAAACAAGGACGGTATTTTATTGTTCATTTCAAAGAGCTCTTTGCCTTAGATGGGAAGCAAGCTGATTTGACTGATAATGATATGGAAAGACGCAACACAATAGCAAAACTATTATTAGATTGGGGTTTATTAGATATTATTACCCCTGAGCTGCATGAAAACAAAGCACCTTTATCTCAGATAAAAATTATATCATTTAAGGATAAAGATGAATGGGATCTGCAATCAAAATATAATATCGGTAAAAAACGATAGCGCTGTGCCATAAGGGCAGCATTTTTAAACTTGCTTATTAAGGAGAAACAAATGGTTAACATGACCTCTAACCCATACTTTAAAGATTTTGATAAATTATTCATTGGATGGGATGACACGTTTGATAAACTAACTAAACTACATGATGACGTCACAAAACATATTCCTAATTATCCCCCATATAACATTAAACAAGTAGAAGAAAATCATTATGTAGTTGAACTTGCTTTGGCTGGTTTTGCTAAACAAGATATTGATGTTATATTCGAGGATGGTAAACTCACTATATCAGGCAAAGCTGCTGATGATAATGATAATTTTATTTTCAAAGGTATTGCCAATAGAGCATTTACGAGAACATTTGCATTAGACGATACAGTTGAAATAAAAGATGCTGAAATGTTAAATGGTATGTTAAAAGTATTCTTAGAAAGAATAATTCCGGAACACAAAAAAGCAAAAAAGATAGATATTAAAGATAAAGCTAGTAGTGTTAAGGATCATTTTGCTAAAAAGGAGTTTTTAACAGAAGAATGAAAATAGGAAGCGTAAAGACCGAAAGAGGTGACTGGCTGTTAGATGCCAGCACCTTAAAAGGTCAAATAATATTAATTGGAACACACAAATTCCGCAGTCACAGTTTTATCCAAATTTTTTATACAGAAAACCAAGCAAAGAGTTACATTGCTAAATTATCTACGTCTAATGTATAATTAAAGAAAAGAGTGGAGAAAATTATGAACATGAATATAAAAGTATTATTTACATCTATTTTGTTAATTATTCTACTAGGATTTAAAGTAGATGCAGTAGCACGCACTATTACTATTCCTGTATTAGATGTCCAACCAATGGAAGTAGCCGAAGCTAGATTAGTAAAGGGAACAATGTGCAGACCTGTAGTTACCGGTTATAATAACGGTAGAAGGGGTACTGATTTTGGACAGATTGTTGGAGGAGTTATTGGTAGTATGATAGGTAGCTCAAATAGCGAAAGAAGAATTGGTACGGCTGTAGGTGTTATAATAGGTGGTAGAGTTGGTGAAAGATACAATTCTGCACCTGGTGTGACATATAGACAACATTGTGGGGAAACATATTCAAATCAAGTTCAAAGTGTTATACAAGGATATAAAGTAACATACAAATATCATGGTAGACTAGAAACTGTGGTTTTGGATTATAACCCTGGTTCTTATATTACTTTAGAAACTACAACGAGAGTTAGATGAAAGAAAAAGCTATAAAAGCGTTAAAAGCGCATGCTCTGGGTGAGATTGAAAAGCACTTGTACAATATGGAGGTCTTATTAAACCATCCACAAGGTATTGCTGAACACCCAGATCATATTGAAACATTACAAAAAGAGTTAGATCAAATAGCAACACATCACGAAAGATTAGAAGTTATAGGACATTATTTTCAAGTGCGTTAACTTTTAAAATGTGTGTACGCATAGTTTTCTTTATCAAGTATTTTTCTTGCGTATTTTGTAAACTGTCCATTACCAATCACATTTATCCTAAATCCCAAGAACCCATAAGAAATAATTAAACTTTTATATATCCAGGGGTTCAATATTATTTCTTTACAAAAAGGTAGCTTCAATATTATCCAATTATTAGTTGGTGTTTTGCCATCATTATATATTTGTGATTTTGGATGTAATATTTCCATTATATAATTATTCAAAGTAAAAGAACAATCATCTGTAATAATTACTATTTTTTTTCTGTATGCCATAATATTGTACTCAATGCTGATATCTGGTTTAATGCTTC